CATTACAGACAGTCCTCCCATGGACAGTTCAGGCCCCGCGCCTAGATCCAAGTGCAGCACAGGAATCACGGAGTGTTCCCCCCGCTTCCCTCGGCGGGGGTTCCGTCGCCGTCCTCGTCGTCGGTGCCGGCAGGGGGGAGGACGACGGGCGGGGCTTCGGGCTGGCCGGGTGCCTTGCGGCCGAGGAAGTCGGCGACCTCGTCGGGGTTGCCGAGCGCGTCGGCGAGGTCGCGGGCCGCGGCGAAGGAGCGAGCGTCGATGAGGCGCAGCTCTTCCTCGGCGTCCTCGATGGGGAAGCCTGCCTCGATCAGCATGCGGATGCCGGTCTGCTTGGAGATGATGCCCTTCTCCACGCCGAGCGCGACCTGCTCGAGGACTCCGGCCTTGTCGGTCGGCTTGTATGGGCCGAACACCAGCCTGGCGGGCTGCACGGTAATCGTGGCCCAGTCGGGGTGCTGGCCGGCCATGTGCAAGCGCTGCACCATCTTCAGCAGCAGCGCGTACTTGTGGTCGCGGGCGAGGCGCATGGACCCGATGAGGGAGTCGAGCGGGCCCAGCGAGATGTCCAGGGCGTAACCCGAGGGGGCTTTGGAGGGGTCGATGGTGCCGAGGGCGACCGCGGGGAGGCGGGCCACCTTGGCGGCGCGGTCCTCGAGGTCGTGGACGTGCTCGCGCAGCTCCCGCAGGGCGGAGGAGGTGTCGACGGCGGTGAGCTTGCCGGTGTCGCCCAGCTTCCAGACGGCGCCGGGTTCGACGGACATCTGGGCGCGGGGGTCGTTGACGCCGGATATGGCGACCATCGGCAGGCCGGTGGTGGCGGAGGCGCGGGAGGAGTCAGTGTCCGATGACGCGAGTTCGTCGAAGACCTGCAGCACCTTCGCCAGGGACGACTGGCCCCAGTGTTCCTCGGCGGCCGGGACGGTGTTGGGGACGTGGATCACCGGCACGAAGTCGATGAGGAGGTCCAGGTGGTCGAGGACTTCCCCGTCGGAGCGGGTCGCGAAGGTCGCCTTGTCCAGGGGCAGGGAGTCGACGTCGACCTGCCCCTTGAGGTCGTCGAGGGTCCAGGTGGCGTCGGTGAGGTAGCAGGTGACGGTGGACGGCTCGTCGTTCCACGGGTACAGGCGGGTGACCGTCCCGGTGTCGGGGTCCACGGTGTCGCCGGGCCCGAGGAGCGGCACCAGCTGGCCGTCTGCGTTCTCCACCGTGAGGGGGGCGCGCACGGCACGCCCGTTGCCGTCCGCGCCGGCGGCGGTGGCCGGGCCGATCGGGGCGAGTTCGTAGGTGATGCGCCGGATCCGGGCCTTCAGGCCGCGGCGGGGGTCCTCGGGCAGCTCCCACGCGAAGTGCACGCGGTCGGGGAACTCGCCGTCGCCGTCCTCGGGCAGGACGGGGAAGTAGAAGCCCGGGTCGACGGAGCGGACGGTGGCGCGGCGCTTGGCGGGGTCCCAGGCGAGCCGGTACACGCCGTCTCCCAGCGCGACGGCTTTGCGTTCGGTCTGCTGGATCCGCATGGGGAGCAGCTCGTCCTCGGCCCAGTCCCGCAGGAGGGTCTGGACGCGTTCGGCCATGGCCTGGTCAATGTTGTCGTCGGGGTTCTCGGCGCCGGGGACGGTGATGTGCTGCTCCCGGCCGAGGACGTGCGCGAGGATCGCGTCAACGAACAGGCTCGGGTCGCCGAACTCCCGCTTCTCCCGCGCGGCCGGCCCGTCCAGGACCTCGGCGAGTTCGGCGGCCTGGTTGTTGTCGTAGGCCTGGAGGAGCTTGTAGGCGGCGAGGCGGCGTTCGTCCTCCGGCGGAACCCAGGTGGCGGCGGCTTCGGGGAAGGCCCGCCGGTGAGGCATGCCGCGGGCGTCGGAGTAGATCGGCTTGTAGTTCAGCCACGACCAGGCGTCGATGACCACGGCCTTGGCGCGGGACATGAGGCCCACTCGTGCATCCCCTCTACGACCAGGCCCCGCGCCTGATCATCAGGGTACGGGCAGCGTGGGGGAGGGTTCCCTCGGGTTGCTTCCGCGTCGTCAGTTCACCCGAACGGGTGGCGAATCATGGCGGTTAGCGATCATCTGCGTGTCGGCTATCCGAAGTTGCGGCGCTTTGCCCGAAGTGGGCGTTTGCGCGTGGCCGGGGCAGCCCCTCGGAGGACGTAGACTTCCATCGGGTGTTCGTTATCCACCCATCTCCTCGTAAGCCTTCCGGCGCCATGGCCCGGAAGGACGGGCCGCCAACCGGGACCACAAGTCCAAGGCCCACGAACTACGCAGGTGACCAATGGATAATGAACGACCGGACTGGAACTTCTGGTGCTTCATCACCAGCGCCCTGGACTGCTACCTCCAGCTGGTGATCATCGCGAGCCAGTAGCCCCAGCCGGCCACCCATAGCAAGACACCGGACCGCCTCCCAGCCAGGGGGGCGGTTCTGTGCTGTCACCAAGCGCCCCACCCTAACGCAACAAGGGTTGCGCTCAGTGCTTGAAAACAGCGTACCTGAGAACGGGAAAACTCTCCGAATCACGTCCCACGATTTGGTCTCCAGCCACCAAAACGCTTCTGCGCGCCATCTGGGCACCTTCTCGGGCCTGCAACATTCGAGTTTTGCCTGTTCGGCAGATTTCACGCAGCCCAGTTTGTAGGGGTTTGTATGTGTTTTCGAGGCCCTGTGAGGGCTCAGACTGCTAGCGGGTGCCCTCGCGGGGTGGCGTTTTTAACTGGCGAGCAGGGGAGCTGGCGAGCATGCAGGCAGTTACCGGCGTCCGCGGAGCCGCTGGTCGCTGTAGCTGGTGGTGCCGAGGCCGTGCTGTGAGGGGTCGGCAAGCTCGGTGAGGGCGTGCACACAGGCGTCCATCCGGTCTGGGGAGTCCATGCCGGGGATCCAGGTCACCATCTGCCGCTCCAGGTCGGGAAACTCGCCCACGTGGTGGACGCGGCCCAACTCGTAGAGCTGGGCGATGGGTTCCGCGCGCAGGCGTTTGCCCTGTTTGGCGTTGACCTCGACGATCCGCGGCATCGGCCGGCCCTGGGTGCGGCCGCGGCGCTCGAGTTCCTGCCAGGCCTGGGTGAGGACTTGGCGGGTCATGTCGCCACCGAAATTGGTCTCCACGACGAACGCATCCGCGTTGAGTTCGATGGCCAGCTCGCAGGCTTGGACACCCCAGGCGTTCGCTCCGTGCCGTCCGGAGCGGTCGGCAAGGACGTACAGCTGTCCCTCCGCGGTGCGGCCGGCGGCGACGATGCCGGTCTCGTCGTTGGCGGTGCCGGACCCGCCGGAGGGGTCGATGGCGACGAGGATGCGGGAGAGGTCGACGCCCTGGAACGCGACGGGGCTGCACCGGTTGGCGGTGATCCACGCCCACTGCCACACGCCGCCCTCGAGGGGCCGCGGCTGCTGCTGGTAGAGGGCCCACCAGACGCGTTCACCTACGGATTTCCGTATGCGGGCGTAGTCGTCCTCGTTGTACCGCTCGGGCCACAGGGCCTCGCCTGGGCGGCGGCCGAGGGGGTCGTCGTCGCTGAGGGCGATGGCGGGCAGGTCGATGACGATCCAGTCGTCCGGTTCCTCCTTGAGGAGCCGTCCGGACAGGTCGTCGTCGTCCCAGCGGGTGTTCACCAGCAGGACCGAGCCTTGCGGTTCGAGGCGGGTCAGGAGCACCGACTGCCACCAGTCCCAGACTCGTTCCCGCTGTGTCGGGCTGCCGGCGTCTTCTGAGCCTTTGAACGGGTCGTCCACGCAGGCGACGTGGGCGCCGCGGCCGGTCAGCGGGCCTCCGACGCCTGCGGTGACCATGCCGCCTTCGTGGCCTTCGATGTCGAAGCGGTTGGCGGCCTGGGAGCCGTATCTGAGGTTGATGCCGAGGGTGGGGGCGTGCTCGGTGATGGTGTTGCGGATCCAGCGGCCGTGGTCGTCGGCAAGGTGGGCGGCGTAGGAGGCGAGCATGAACCGGTGGTCGGGTTGCCGGCGCAGGTACCAGGTGGGTCCCCAGCGGGAGGTGCGGCGCGACTTTCCGGCGCGGGGCGGCATGGTCACCATGGCGCGGATGCGTTCGCCGGCGGCGATGCGCTGGTATATCCGGTCGATGATGTCGAGGTGCCGGGCCTGCATCTCTTTGCCGTGGGTGAGGACCGCGGCGAGCGCGCCCGGGGAACGGTCCATGGCCAGCTCTCGTTCGATGACGCCGAGCTGGGCGCGCAGGTCCGGGGAGGCGCTGCGGATGATGGTGCGGCGTTGCTCGTCGGGCAGGGTGCGATAGGTGGTGAGCAGGCCGTTAGTCGCGGTCACTGTCCGCCTGGCCGTCGCTGTCGCCACCGGTGTTCTCGACGGGGGCCGGGCCGAGGCCGATGAGCGCTTCGAGTTCTGCGCTGGTGGCCTGGCTCATCTGCAGGGGACCGCCGCCGGCGCCGGTGAGTTCGGCCTTGGCGGGCATGTCGAGGCCGTTGAGCTTGGCGCGGCGGTCCATGAGCCGCAGGACGGTGTCGACGGCCCGCATGTCGAGTTCTTCACCGATGACGTTGCCTTCCTTGTCGAAGACCGGGGAGGGCTTGGTGGCGCGGGGCCAGGCTGCTTCCAGGAGGGCGTCGAGGCGTTCGTTCTCCTGCTGCCGGTAGACGGCGATTTCGGCTTCTTCCTCTTTGCGGTGGGCTTCGAGGGCGCGGGTGAGATCTCGGCGGGCGGCGTTGGGGCTGGAGTAGCCGAGGGCTTCGATGCGTTCGTCGTCGTAGCGGACGCCTTGTCGGCGGAGCTTGAGCAGCTCGGTACGGCGGACGGTGACCTCGTCCAGCTTGAGTTTTGACCATGCCATGGCGGTGGGGCTCCCGCTCGGTGTGTGGTTGTCGGGCCCCGCGCCTGTTACGGATGATCGCCGATTTTCAACAATCTGTTCCCCCGGCTGTGGGTGCGAGGGGACGATGCACGGCATGAGAACGATGCAAAGGGTGGGGGCCGTGGCTGGTGTGGCGGCTGCGGTGATGGTTTTGGCGGGCTGCGGTAGTGACGGCGGCGAGGATGCGGTTGGGGCGTCTCCGTCGCCTTCTGTGACCGTGTCGTCGGAGCCGTCGGAGACGGTGCTGCCGGAGGAGACGGAGCCCGAGTATCCGCCGGGGCCGGAGGGGGAGATCGACAAGCGGGCCGATGAGCAAGGCTGGACGTACGACAGCCTGTATGCGTCTGCGAGTGCGTTCGTGCAGGACATCTGCGAGTCGCTGCCGGTGTCGGCGAAGGACTCGGCGTCGCGGCCGCAGTGGCTGGCGGAGAGCGGGGTGATGGCCGGCGATGGTGGGGCCATCTTGTCGTTCGGGGTGCCGAAGCTGTGCCCGAAGTGGTCGGGGACGGTCAAGCAGGCTGTGTCGGGGGACTATGAGCGCTGGTATGGGGTCGGGGACTACGAGGTGAAGGAGCATCCGGCTGCGTTCGATCCGAGTGGGGAGTCGGATGTGCTGGAGATGGCTCCGGGGACGTACCGGGCGCGGGGCGAGTTCAAGGACTGCTACTGGGAGCGGACGTCGCAGAGCGGGGACATCATCGACAACCAGTTCGTGACGCAGGCCCGCACGTTGACGGTGACGTTGCGGGCGGGTGAGTTGTTCAAGAACGAGTGCGGGGTGTTCAAGCCGGTCAGCTGACCGCGGTCGTGGGGCGGCCCCGTCACCGTGGGGGATGCGGTGGCGGGGCCGTTTGGGTGCTCGGGGCCGCCTGGGGG